AGAATCTTGAGTCAGAGCGGCTTCGCTTCTTCCTGCTTCTCTCACTGCCTTAAGATCTTCTTTTATAGCGTCAAGTGCTTCCCGTTGTGTTTCGTTGGCTGCTGCTTTTGTTTCTTCAACAAGTCTTCTAGCAGGATCAATGGTTGCTTCTTGTTGTTCTCTAAGAATACGCCCTGAAACAGGAGCATTGCCCAGCACGTTTCTGTATATTTTTTGCACACCCCCTGTCAAACCGTCCGTTTGTGGCGCTAAAAAGATAGGCTTGAAGGAACCGTCTTCGTTTAGAAGATCAGTTTCAATACTTCTTTTAGTGAAAAAATTTAAGGCTTTGCCACCAGCACCCAATACACCAGTGGCGGCTCCAGAAATAAGAGCGCCCTTAGCACCTGCCTCCATTGCATTTTCTACGGTTGTTTCCTCTAAAGCACTTGAAACACCACCTAGACCTGCTGAAGTTGCAGTCCTCCCTACAAGACCTGCTTTTGCAAAAGGAAGTGGTGAAAGAATACCACCACCAAGCTCTGCCGTAGTCATCAATCCGCCGATTTGTTCCTCTGCTTTCTCTTGGCTTCTAGCATAATCATCACGCATCTTTTTATAGATCGTGGAGTAGTCTTCCGTTATTTCAGGATTAAAGATTTTTGCCCATGCAGCCGCCCCAGCAAGACCTACAGGAATGCTTAAATTATAAGTTAAACCTTCACCAGCAGATCTAACAAGAGCAATACCATTATCCAAATTCCACTCAGTATCCCCAAGGCTCTTCTCAGTCCTAGCATCTTCCTGAGTAGTGGTGAGCGTTTCATTATCTTTATCTTCTTCCAAAGCCGCATCAAACGCTGCTTGGTCAAAAAACTCTTGATTAGCCATAATCAGGGATTTCTCCTGTTAAAGTCAGAGATCCTTCTTCTAAGGGAAGGTATTTGAACTTCGCTGTCGATGTTTTGTCTATAAGCCTCAGCCAACTTTTGAAAAGCAACACGTCCTTCTTCTTTTAACTTACCTGCGTTAGCTACTACTATATCATTGATAGCTTTCTTTTTCTGTTCTGTGGACATATCAGCATTAGCTATCCTTTGAAAACTCTGGTTGATTACTACTAGTCCTTTTGTATTAGAAGAACCAACAATATCTACAATTTTATTGTTGTTTGCTTCAGTTTGTTGCTCAAGAGCCTTAAGCTCCTCAGTTTCAGCAAAGCCTTCTAAGGTATTCTTTTGACTAATGTAACTTTTCTGTCTTTTGTAGTATTCTGCTTCTGCTCTTCTAGCCGCAGCATACCCTCTAAGGAATCGTTGCTGTTGTTCCTCATTCATATCTTGAGGATTCTGAGCCATGTTAATTGCAAACAAAAGGTCAGCATTTGAAGCAGGACCAGGCGGGAGATATCTAAGGGCTTCTGAGCCAGCCAAAGTGGCAAGATCCCTTCTAGCAGCAGTGATTTCATTACCTCGTCCAGCGGCTTCAAGGGCTGTTCCTGTTAACCTACCCAAAACACCTCTGTCGAAAATACCAGCATCTTTCATAATCTCCGCTGCACTCTCTGCTTTTCCAGCCATGGCTTCAGCGGCTCTTTGTTTATCATCAGCTTCTTGCTGCTTATCTTCTATATTTGCAGTTCTCTTTGGCTTATTAACCTGAACAAGTCCTACTGAGTCAGGAAGAACTCTTTTTCCTTCGTAGACAACAGTTCCATCATCGTAAAAACTAAGACTCAAAACCCTGCCGTCAGGGGTTGTGTAATTTCGTTGCCCTTCAGAATTTGCGTCTGGATCAAATCCACCAGGAGAAGCGCCAGGAGCACCACCCCCAGTAGCGCCTCCTGTAGGAACAGTCACTAGCCTATTTTCTTTAGGGTCCCAATAAGCAACACCCCCAGCAACACTAACTAATGTGGGATTTTTCTTATCGAGCTGGCTTTCAATGTACTTCTGAACTGATGCCATAGGTGCTGAACCAAGAGCACGAACACGCCCAAAATCACCATTCTTCCTTGCAATGTCCTGAGCAGCAAGGCGTGCATTGATCAATTCTGACTCTTGCTCAAGAACATTAGCCACTTGCCTCTTTTGTTCTCGCTCAGCAGTTCGTTGTTGCTGTGCGGCATTAAAAGCAGACATAGCTTGCTGCATTTCTTCAGGGGTTCTAGCTTGTTGCTGAACAAGACGCTGGAAAGCATTCATGTCAGTAGCACCCATAGCTTGAGACAACAAATTCCTTTGTCTCTCCTCCTTAGCCCTCTGTGCTCTAGCTCCACCCATAAGCATTCCAAGGGGCTCTTGGAGGGTTTGTAGATTAAAATTTGGCTGAAGAAGACCTTGGATTAAAGTGTCACTAATTGATGCCATTATTTATCTCCTTAAGTACCAGAACCTGATGTCATTCTGCCGCCACTTTGGTCAAAAAGACCACCAAGCCATCCAAATAAGCCTTCAAAAGCCGACCCAAGAGCACTTGAGCCTGTTTCGGCAGCCTCACTATTCATGCTGTTCAATGCCCCTGTAGCAAGTGCTGAACCAAACTGACCAGCAAGGTTACCTTGTGCAAGACGGCTTGCCAGCAAGGCATTAACACCACCCATAGATGCTTCACCAAAGAGTTCTGCTCCAATCCGCTGAAGCTCGGAAGACAATTGAGATCCTGCAAGGCCTGGCTCATAAGCACTCAACATGGCATTCAATGGGAGATAACCACTAGTCATAAACAGCTTACCAAGCTCAGCAGCCTGCGCTTGTTCCTTCTGGGCTTGCTCAATAGAGTAAAGAGCTGCCTGATTCTTTGCTTCTTCTTGTGCTTTAGCAAGAGCAAGTTGCTCAGGCGTTCCACCGTACTGTGCTGTGCTAACACCAAGACGCCCCTGTCCCATAAGACGTTCCTCAAGGGCTAGGCGTTGTCTCTCTTCCTCTGGGGTCTGTGTTGCCCTGAGTCTGTTGTAGACATCCTGTATTCGAGCATCCATAGGTTGAGTTGCTTGATTAAAGAAGCCGCCAGCACCGCCAAAGAGTTGTCTTTGAAGAGCTTCCTGCTCAGGGCTAAGATTCATTGTATAGCCACCTTCAGGTGTAGCAGCCATATTTCCAAGGTTTGTTGTGACTGTAAAAGGTCTAAAGCGGGTTTGATCAATAGCCGTTGAAGCTAGTGCATTTGATCTGTTCAAAGCACTTTCACCAACATCACCAATGTTTTGATATGCTTCATTAACCAAAGCAGCACCACCAGCAAGACCTGCGCCTTGCCCTATGGCACCTAGATTATCACTAATCCCTCCAAAAAGACCGCCCCAGATATCAGACAAAGAAAGAGCCATATATTAAGATCTCCAAGTTAATAAGTTTTGCCAATCAAGGTAAAGATGTTGAATTCCTGCAAGGATATTTGGTCAGTTACAGGAACTTCCAAACCAACAACAACATTCGTTCCACTACCGTTTGTATTAATATTGGGAACAATGTACTGAGAACCACCAGAATACTCTGCTACGTTAAATTGAGCATTGCCGTAAAAAGGAAAGGAACCAAAGTTCTCCAAATTAACAGAATACGACTTGAATGAGTCATTAAAACCATATCCCCATTTGAACGTGAGTGTTGTTGAGTTACCTCCAATGATAGTTGGCTTCATCTTTTTGAGAAACTTAATCTTAGAAGAATCCCCAAAGGTCAAGTGAGGACTGTAGTACTTCATAATATAAGTTGCTGTGCCGTCCAAGTAGCCTGAGTAGGAGGCTATACCGGAGGAAGTACCAATGTATAAAGTGCCATCAATAAGCCTTTCAAAACATTTTAGCTTACTAGTGGGCCATCGAGTTACTCTAAAAGAACCATTCTCAAGAGTACCTTTGACATCAAAGCAGAAGATAGTGCTACTTGTAGGGAAGTACACCAAATAAAAATAGTTCTCAGGGCTGTACACAGATGTAATCTGCCCTGTTTCACTTCTTATAAGGTTAATTATATCAGTTTTTATGTTTCTGGACAAATCATTTAATGGAAGTGCTTTTTCTTGAATAGACCTGCTAAACGATCTTAGACCAGAGTAACTCATAAAGAGAACATCAGTTCCTGTGTACTGGACTGAATCCCTTGCAACACAACCTACACCAGCTACAGTATCATAAAGTTCCATAGTAGCAGGAGCTTCAGCCCCTGTGTACGAGACAATACTGTGCTTACCAAAAATAATCAAAAGGTTGTTATGTGCAGCCAAGGCTACAACTTCATCATAACCATCAGGCCATACCTTAGTGATATCAATAGACCCACTAGTACCACCAGACCACTTCTGACCATTAAGCAAGTCAGACCAATAGATCGTAGTCTTATTGGAACTTGTATCAGCTACCCATAGACGACCATAAGCTGCAAGCACTTCATGTGCATAGGGAACAGTGGCTGAGTAGGAAGGATGACTGGACATCTTGGTAACAGCACCGAGGGTGTTGCTGTACACCAAAGGCTCATAACCCCTTTGGAAGAAGTAGCAATGATCGTTAAAGTTTACAATCTTCCAAGCATTCGAGGTGATGGTGTAAGACCCAGGGGTTACATCCGTCAGTGTAGTCGTTCCCCTGAAAATCTTGTTGTTTCCTGCTGAAAAGATTGCAAGGTTTCCTGCTGCGTCTCTAAACTGTTTAACTGCCTGAATATAACTGGTTCCCAAAGGGCTTGCTGAGGTAGTGATAACTGAATATCCCTTCCTTGCAGAGATCCTCCCGTACTTATCAATTACACAGTTGTCTGCATAAGTGGCAAAGGAGGGGTCCATAGAAAGAACAGAGTCCTCTGTATTAAGACCCCTAAACCCAGGCTCT